GTTCGCTGTGGTCTAGCATTTGGATTGTTTGGCACACTCCTTCCGAAACTCTGCCTCAAATTTCCGGAGGAACGACTGGATCTGTTCCTCCGATAGTTTCGGCGCCTGGACCCCCTTGCTGATGTATGATTCATACTTGGCTGTGAGGTCCCCGACTGTTCGCCGGATGGCCGCTGGCATGGTAACCGTTCGCCATTTAGCGAAACTCTCCTCGAGTTCTGCGTTTGTTGATTTCGTTGGCTTGGACATTCTGGATCATCACGTGGCGCAGGTCCCCTTATCATTCCACCTACGACTGCCATAACACGATCCGCTGACAGATTCTCGTAGACGGTGGGGAAATCATCAAGTGTGCGTGCAGAATACATAAGACGGTGGGCTCTCATTAGCTCCTGCACCGTCATATCTAGTATCGTTGCCATGCTCACTTTGATTAGCGCTGGATTAGGTTGTGGCCAGGCCTGTGTCATCTTGTATGCTTCTTCCCCAGTTAACCCCTTGACCTCCATGTCAGGTAGCAGACTACGCACATGCATTGCCCACGCTGATATGATAGGGGTTCTGGAGTCGGTGGTCAGATATCCTACAGCCTTATTAAAGGCCGCTTGTTTCTGACTTATGCCGGCATTAGCCGAGAGATGTAATTTGGTGATAGTTCGTATTGGATCCTGGTATGACGAGTCATCAGTTGCTATGTCAGGGAATATCCTGCCACAATAAGCGATCGGATTCCCCCTTGCTATAACTTCACTCTTTAATACCAGGCCAAGTTCACTCGACACCTGTTCCAACATCTCTGGCAAGCCATCATAAGCTGCTTCCACCCCGTCATCTCCACACTTGATGCAAGACCTGGACATGCGCTCCCACGCGTCGTGTCCATTCTGCCCCAACTTTCGATGTGCAACATACGATATAAACGCGTTGATCTTCGTATTGCCATCTGAGGTTATCGGACTACCACTACGCGTCCCCCACCCAGGATCATAACTATATCCATTAGCTGTAATTCCTTTCCTGGTGAAAACGCGTGAGTAAAGATGTTCAAGCGTCTCCCGCTCTCCCCTAGCGGCCCAACGCATTGAAGAATCTTTAACGACCCGGTTCTGGAGAAACGGACTTATGGTGCCATCGAACCTAGAAAAGTCCGTCAGCACTATGTCCATCCCCAGGTCAGCGATATCTCGCAACCTATCCACTACCTGCCTCGGTGTTTTACACGGCCCAAACCAGTCTTTGTCCTTCAATAGATCTGCCTTCTCAGACAGAGTATATCGTGACATTTGTATGGTAAGATCCGCCGAACACGTAGTGATATTTCGCGGGTCGTTCAAAGCTGGGTAAGCTTCTGTCTTGATAAATGACTTGAGACTATTAAGTGCCAGCGTTGACATGCTGGCACTTGCCATTTTGCTGCGTGCACGCTGCATCGGCCTTGATTGAATTTCAACTACCTCTGCTGCATCCAATGGAATGCCCATCCCGATACGGTCCCCAACAAGGAATTCGCAGAACTCACGAGCGTAGCCATTGTACTCGCGTGGCGGCCGCGTGTTATTCATCACACGCGTCACACGCCCTGCTATACAGGCAACGTCATTGTTATACGTCTTCCCAGGGAACATAGCCGGGTTGGCCACAATTGGGTTAGTCGCGCACTGTCCCACGGGCTTCGCGTCCTCTGTCACTAATGGTCCCAAAGATTGGAACACTAGAGGCAACCCCGTGGTACTTACAACGTTAGGCTTGTCTACAAGCTCACTAATCAATTCAAAAAGGATGGGTGCGGTTTTATAAGCGTCATCATCCTTTTCCCTCATCAATATGCGCTCAACATCCGATATCTGCGCAGCACCCTCCTTATTCGACATCCGGATCCGGATAGCCTCAAACACCTGTTCAGTCAATATGATACTCGCCGTCGCCCCATTCTTAGCCATAGACACGTGCCGTGACACTGCATTCCTAACCACATTAGTATCACCAAATGTATACACCTTGCGTTTCAGCGGCACTTGCTCTAAATGCCAATAATATGGCCACGCCACTTTCGCTGTAGGTGTTAATATGATGATTCTGCGATTCGGATCAGCATCCAACTTCTTCTGCACGACGTCATAGACCAGAAGGGACCAGTCATCCATTATAACCGTCAAGATGTCATTGTCATAATCCCAGATCTTATGTCGATACTTGGCTCCGCCTGCCACCTTATAAAATACTTCATCATCCCGAATACAATAAGAGTAATCGGGACCCGTGTATCCCGCATGTTCTGGGACCAGAGTGTACATTAATATGGGCCGTGCCCGCTTCAACCAATATTCCATGTCAGCGTGAAAGTCCACATCTGTGAACACCAACACATGCTGATCCGTAATAGGGTCGTTGCGGTATTCTATTTTTAGATCTTTAGGGAAATAAAAATAGCGATTCCCATGTCCTGCATCACTCTTCGCCCTCGACACGTGGTAAGGTGTATAGCCGGAGTCAATCACTAGGTTTGCCATCACCGCATTGCATCCTGTTCGCAACATGGCTGCACCACCATGTGTATGGTAGCGCGCCGGGCGGATAACTGGCACTCCTGTGAGGGGGTGCTCCAACAGTCTTCTGATGTCCCCGTACCTACAGACATTCCTTTCAATCATTTCTGACTTCCAGGCAATATCCGTCCTCATCAGCCTCACGTAAGCCAGTGCATGAGCGCACATGTAACGCAAGAGGTTGACGGTATTGTGTATAGTCCTGATAATACACCGGCCCTGCTCAACGAGCAACCACTTACTCGGAACTTGGCCCTCTCCAATCTCCACGCACTCGTAACTTATGTTGTAAGCGCACACAACACCGCACCCTAAGGCGGCGCCGGCACTAATAACGTAAATAGACGGC